TTGATTAAGTTTCACAACCACCTGTGCATAGCTGCCAAATGCGTTCGTCGAGGTGTCGGATAGACCCACGATTTTGAACGTCAATGCAGCAGTCTTAGCAATGGAGGACGAACTGAGAGTTCCGTTGGAGATACCAGAGTAGGTACTGCCAGTGGTAGACGCAGTTGGATCAGCATTTTTGCCGATGTTTGCTTGGGTGACCGAACCATCTGCCTGTACAAGGAACAATTGGTTTGGATCGTCCTGAACTTCACACACAATGCTGCCAATATTGGGGGTAATACTACCGGGGTAGTAATTCTTCCAAGTTGGTTTGTCGGCGCGAGTCGGGTCGTTGTATTGGCAACCGTTAAACACGCCCGTGGGGGCAGTGTGTGTGGAAGCGTCATACTTGATGATGTATCCGTCATAGACAACAACTAAGTCGCCCTGATAGATCGCAGTTCCGTATCCACTTGCAATCAGATAGCCATACTGCTTTTGAGCACCAGTAGCTGAAAGATTACCTAGCGGACGCAGACCAAAAGGCTTATTTACATTTGCCATTTGTAGCTCCTAAAAGATTAAAAAATCCGAATTAACGGTTTCCGAAAGTTGTTTTGGAACTTCTCTCGGGGGATTGAATGCGCATTGTAGAGTGTGCGTTTTCTCGCATCAACTCATTGTCTACTGCGGACAACTGCTCACGGGCCTTCATACGGTAATGGGCATTACGCTCTTCAGCAGTCTCATCAGGGATTTTTGCTAGAAGCAGGCCACCGGTGGTGACCACCCCTGCATGCTTCCCATCCTCAATGGTGGGCATCATGCCTTGGTATTCTTCAGGCAATTCCTCAATGCGCACGAGTTCATAACCTTCGCGCATGCTGCTGTAGACATTTTGCTTATCTACGAATCCATTGACTTCTGCACGAATCCAACGGTATCCATAGCCTTCTGGAGGCGGTGGTGTATCTAAGCGTGAAGGCGCTGCCCATGGCTTGCGACGAGTTTCCTTATCCCGAGTTGGGCGGGCGGCTCTATCGATGGTAATTTTTTCGCTCATGATCATTCCTTTACGTACTTAGCATATTCCTCAAGAGGAACATTCAGCTTCTTAGCAATAGCAATCTGACTCGGCGATAGCCGGACAGTACGGCGCGCACTATTTATCCCCGAACTTCGGGAAGCAGGTGCAACAGCAGGCGCGGAACGCTGTTGTCTGGTTTGGGTTGCAAAGCGGGTCGGGAGTTCTTCCCGAAGTCTTCGATCTAATTCATTGTAATACTCATCTGAATCGGGTTCAACCCCCTCTTGCTCAACAAGAGTCTGGTGGATTCCCCAAGCGGCATAAGTAGCCACGCGATCCTGACCATACCATGTATTGCGAGAGGCCCAATCCTCCGCCCGGGGCGAGGGGGTGGGTTTTTGTTGTACCTGAGGGACCTGCTGCTGCGGCATGGGCTGGCGAAAGTTTTCCACCTGCTGTTGCTGGGTCTGGAGCCAGCCTGTAACTTGGCGGGACTCCATAGTCAGGTCAGTCAGACGCTGCTGGGCTTCGGTTTCGGTGTCAATGTCACCTTCTTCGCGGGCTTTTCGGATGATTGCCTTCAAAGTAGCCTGCTGAGTGTCCAGTCGACCTTTGGCTTCATTCAAACGGCTGTAGTCCGTGTTGACAAGCTTCTGCTGAAGGGTGTACTTCTCGCTTTGCAAGCCTTGGGCAAAGGCAATAGCTGCATCCTTTTGGCGTTCGGCTTCCCGCATGCGGGCAGTAAGCTTGGAGATGCGTTTTTGAACACCTTCACTGACAGTGTCCAGTTCATCACGGTGTTCTTGGTTCTCCGAGGGGGCCGCAGGAGCAGCGCCACCTTCTTCTATGGGATCTTCCACGGAAATGTCCGTGGCGACCTCGCCTTCACCTAGATCAAACTCTAGCTGGTTGTCATTCATAAATTGTCGTGCCATTTTTGGGCTCCTTACATGTGAAGAATGTCATTGGGGTCTTTAATCTTGGCCAAGATCTCGTCATCGTTCAAGATTCGGATCTCACCGCCCTCAATATTCATCCTTGCACCGGCATATCGGCCAAAAATAATCCAATCACCTTCCTTGCACCAAGGACCGTGAGGGAATTTCTGGGTATCGGCATATGCCAAAGGGCCAACGGCTAAAACATAGGCGCAAGTAGTGGTCAATTGCTGACGATCTAGGGTTTGCCCGGGTAAATGAATTCCACCCTTTGTTTGGCCAACGCCTCGGTAAGGCAAAACCACAATTCGCCAGCCAGTAGGCTGTGGCAAATGGTCTTTGACAGCGTCAAGCTGTTCTTCATGGCTTTGCTTGGCACGAGCTTCGTCTTCTTGCATTGCAATTGCCGCTTGGGCCTCGGCTTCTGCCTTTGCGGCAAATTCCTGAGCCCACTTTTCTTCCAATGGAGTAGCTACAGTCATCAATAGGTCCTTAAAGGTTTGGATTTTTCTTGAGAATCTCTTGCACAGCATCCTCAACGAAGTTAAACCCTTCCAACCGGCCCATCATGAACTTGTATTGCTCCATATTCTGCACACGGCCATTCAAAATCATCTCTTGCGACTCCTTACGAAGGCGTTTGATCTGAACAAATACCGCTTCTGCAAATTCCAGCATGGATTTCTCCTATGAAAGCAAACAGTTTGGCCCCTGTTTGAAGGGTTCGTGCGTACTATACCTTAAAACTACGCAAGTTTTACCTTATTAAACGCATCTTTTCGGTAGACATACGTAACTTTTGGCTTTTCTGGGGCTTTTACTGCCGTTTTTTGCGGCTGTTCTGGCATTTTCTTTGGTTTAACGGGCTTGGTTGCCATTTTGGGCTCCTAGTTGTTGCTGTTTCAGGGCCAAGTTGGCCTGATCCATGCGTTCATCGGACTGTTCTTTCTGCTGATCAAGCTGTAGCTTGGCCTGATTGACTTGTTGCTTGGCCTGATCGCTGGCAGCAGACTGCTGAAGCTCCTGCTTCTTCAAATCAATCAATGGATCTGGAGGAGATGGGGGCTGCAATTTGTCCTGCATAGCCTTCATTGCCTGAAACCCTTCTACTACCTTTAAAGCCACCATGGCCTCGCGTTGCAACGGGGAAATCATTGAATCAGGGTCAGTGCCGTATTGCTTAAACAGTTCAGCTTCCACGGCCTCTTCGGCTTGGATAGAGATGTGTTCAAGGATATGCTTTTGCAAGATGATGGGTGCACCCGGAGCATTTTGAACCGTAGGAGACATACCAAACATCAAGTGGGTCATGATGTGGGCATCGTGCTGTTGGCCAGCAAAAGCTTTAAGCGGTGAGCCGTCCAACGCCATGCTGTTTTCGCTGGCCGGGTCTTTAGGCTTGTCCACGTTCTGCGAGTTCAAGATGGAGTCAATATCCCGCACGCCAATGGCTTCGTACATCCTACGGTACGACTCGTACATGTTGTGCATCTGCGGAGCGCTCTGCGCCAGTTGTAACTGGGTCTGCGCCATGGTGATGCGCTGGGCCACCGAGAAGATGTTGGGGTCAGAGACCGGCAGCACGTCCACACGGTCATCAAAGTCAGACTTCTTGATGATGCGCGACTCGCCGGGGACATCGTACGGATACTGGTCAGGAAGGAACTCCGCAAAACCTTTGGCCAGCAACTGGAACTCCAGCTTCTGGCTGTAGTGCAAGCGCTTGTGGATAGAAGACATGACCGCGCTGCCTTTTTCCAGCAGTGCAATCGTTGTGCCCACGGCGGCGTTCTGGTTGCTGTCGCCAACTTGCATGTCGGTGATAGATGCCATGCGCCGACCTGCGTCCACGCAAAAACCAAGCAGAGTAAACAGCGTCTGACTTGGCTCCTTGTACGGCAGCGGCAAGAGGGAGGACTGCAACTCTGCGCCACCTGCATCCATGTCCCGGAACTCACCCGGTTGCAGCGGCACGTCATCGTTCATGATCCGTGCGCCCTTGGCCTTAAAGCCCGCTGGCAGATTGGAGAACGTACCGGCATCGACCAGTTGCTGCAAGGCAGACGTTGCTGTCTTGGTCAGGCCCCCAACCAACTGCAAGAAACCAAGGCCATAGGCTCCCGGTCCTTGGACCAGTAAGTAGTGCACATAGTACTGCTTACGTGCGTGCTTTTTGTCGCCCTCTTTCCAGTTTCGGCGAATGCCCACCACGGACTTGGAGGTCTCATCCACAGTGATGATGTAGGGCAACTGAATATTTGTTTCCTCACCCTCCTCATCCTTGTCTTCAAAGCCGGGGAGATCGTAGTCAACTTGGAATTCCAGCAAAGAGACTTCGTCGTTATCAGGAGTGGGGGCCACGCCGGTCAGCTTGTCCACTGCTTTTTGGATAACGCTGGGGCTATTGCTGCCAGCGTCAGCAGTCTCGGCATCATCTAAGTACTGACCGCGAACCACGGCCTTGCGGTAGGCGTTGGCGGACATGAATACACGGTGCGTGATGCGTTCGCATTCGCTCATGACTGACGAACCGTGGTACGGGATGTACAAGTTATCGGCCAATACAAGAGCGCTCACCATGCGACCCTTGTTCTCGTCGTAGTAGACCTTCTTGAAGGTGGAGCCGCCGTAGCCGGTGTAGAACAAAAGCTGGTCAAACTCAGGCGTGTACTCTTCCATCACATCTGTGATCTGGTAGTTCATGTAGTCCCGCACGCGATCTGCTTGCATCAGCTTCTCGCGGGTTTCCTTGCCCATCACTTGCGTACGCACGGGGCCTTCGGCAGGCAACAATTCTTTGAGCGCTTGGGATTGGAACTGGACGATGCTCTCGGTGAGCAAAGGATGGCTCACGCCGCACGCGCCTTTGAAGGGACGGGTGCGCTCTTCAATGTTAAAGCCCAAGAGCTTAAGGCCCTTGCTGTACTGATCTTCCCATTCCTTGCGTGATGCCACGTCCGCATCAAACATGTCCATTAGTTCTTGAGACATGGAGGCAAGGACGGACTCCGGTATTACTTCAGCAAGGTTGCTATCAAAGGGAACTTCAGCAGCATCGTCTTCGCCCATGTCAATGACCACGCCACCGGTCTCAATGTCAAAAGTGATGTTGACATCGGGCAGCGGACCGTCATCGAGTTCAATGTCCATGCTGCCCGCAGGCAGGTCTTCGGCACGTAGGGCTTTTTCAACTGGCATATTCTGTCCTTATAGGTAGCGGCGATTATCGCTTGGTTGGCGCTCGACGGATCCGCCCATTGCTCGACGCTGCGGGTATTGTAGTTTTAAGGCATTTGGGTTGATGTCATT